CGATCGGGTGCTGGACGCTATTGATGAGCTGGCTGCTGCTGATGGCTTGTCGGGAGCTGATCAGGCTGAAAAGCTCCGGGCGATTCTCCAAGAACTAAAGATCGAGCTGCAGGCGTGGGGTGCATTTAGCACCGCGCTGATGATCGACGAGATGCAGGAGCTGGCTGTGGTACAGGCTCGCTTCAGTGAGCAGGAGCTGGGCCGTGTTGTGCCGGAGGGTGAGGATGAGCCGGTGCGACGTGTGCCGATCTTGGCGGGCTTTGCTGCTGCTGTTGTCTTGTCTGACCCGACGGCTCGGGGTGTTGTGGCGTTGGGCGGCAACTTAGAGGAGCAAGTGGCTGGGCGGCCTGTCGGTCAACTAGCGGCCGGCGGTGCAGTGCGGCTGCCTAATGGTGAGGTGGTGGATAAGGCGTTCCGACGGATTGCAACACGGCAGGCGGAGCTGTTTGGCCTGACGGTGCGAAACGGGTTGTTGAGTGGTGAGACGATCCGGCAAATCTCATTGCGTCTGCGCGGCAGTTTGCGGAAGGATCAGCGCGGCTCGATCAATCGCATCATCCAATCTGGTGGTCTGATGACATCAGCGGCCAACAATCAAACGCGGGCGATTGTTCGTACCACGGTGACGCAGATGGCTGTGGAGGTGGATCGCTTTGTTGCGCTAGCCAATCCATTGATCACCAACCGTTATCGGTACACGGCGGTGTTGGACACACGCACGTCTGCCCGTTGTCGATCACTGGACGGCAAAATTTTTGAATGGGGCAAGGGGCCGCTGCCGCCTCAGCACTTCAACTGTCGATCACGGACGCGAAGCATTTGGCGTGGTGAGACGGGTCGCGAGAGTGACATTCGGCAGGATTACGGCGAATGGCTGAATGAGCAGGATGAGGCCACAAAGTTGGATGTTCTTGGGCCAGGTCGTTTGAGGTTTTGGGATCGCCTTGTGAATCGGTTTGGACCGGATGAGGCGATTCGTAAGTTTGTGGCCAGGGACGGGACGGAGCTAACTTTGGAACAGTTAAGCCGTCGTTACCCCGATGCCACTTCCAGCTAAATACCAGTTCAAGGCGTCAGGCGCTGAGGCCAAGCCCAAAGCGACGGCCAAGAAAAAGTCCGCTAAAACTGAAGCACCTTTGGAGGGCAAGTGATGCCAGCTCATTACGGGATGGGTAAGCCCAAGAAAAAGAAAAAGAAGGGCAAGAAGAAGTAATGGCACGCAAGCGGCGCCGGGTTCCAAAGGACAAGGCCACTGGCCTGCCTAAGAAGTACCTCTCGGGTGCGAGGAACCGCGCTGCCAAAGCCCGAGAGATTAAGCGAACCGCTGAGGCTTACAAGCGCGGCGAGTTCATCGACATCAAAGCCGTTTCCGCATCGAGGGCCAAACAAGGTGGCACCAAAAAGAAAACCACTAAGCGAGGCAACAAAGGCCGCGCTCAAAAAAAAGGCCGATAAGTCTCGATTCACGTATGGGCAGCTGGCTGCTGTCTATCGGCGTGGGCAAGGTGCTTATCTGTCGAGCGGATCGCGCAATGTGCCGATGGCTGCGTGGGCGATGGGTCGTGTCAACAGTTTTATCTCTGGCAAGGGTGGGGCGCGGAAGGCAGACGCTGACCTGCTGAAAAAGCGCAAGAAGAAATGAAACTGACGACCCGCCAAAAAAATGCCTTGAAGCGGCACCAAGAGGCGCATGGGCACACCAAGGCGCACATGGACTTTATGAAGCGCAAGATGCGTGAGGGCATGAGCTTCACAAAGGCGCACCGCTTGGCTATGAGCAGGAAAGGCAAATGAGCATCAAACGCGGTGGCCATACGTTTGCGGGCTATGACAAGCCCATCCGTACGCCGAATCATTCGAGCGGCAAGTCTCACGCTGTTGTCATTAAGGACAAAGGCAAGGACCGGCTCATTAGGTTCGGCGCACAGGGTGCTCAGACGAAACCTCCACGCAAAGGTGAGAGTGCTGCGGACAAAGCTAAGCGGGCGTCGTTCAAGGCACGCCACGCAAAAAATATCGCGAAGGGGAAGACATCTGCCGCATATTGGGCGGACAAAGTAAAGTGGTCGTGAAATCAACC